AGCGCTGCCATTTGAGTTTGAATAGCAAGTTCTGTATCATTTTCGCTATGAACCGCTTGTTTCAGCGCTTCTGTATTTCTTACAACCTCTCGATCTCGCCATTTACTCCATACGATTTTTTCATAGTATTTAATATTAGAAGTACTTGGTGTAGTCTCAGATAATTGAGCGAGATATCCGATTCCACCGACATCCTCTATAAGCCCTTTCTCAGCCAATCTAGCGGTCATTGTTACAAGGTCTATCGGTTCGTTTCCATTATCAATTTCGAGCATTGTACGGAAGATATGGACGTGTTGAGGACGATACATCTGCTCTGGTTGTAAATTGACATCTTTTATCTTGTCTGGGTCTAATATTAGTCCTCCCAAAAGACCTTGCTCCGCTTGAATGCTGTATAGTCCCGTGTAATCTAGTGTCTGCGTCATTTACTTCCCCTCCGTTTAATCCCCAATATCTTCGCTATGTCTTTTAAATGCTTTTCCCGTTCCTCTGGCGGCGCCACGTCTTTGCTATTTTCATCCCACCGACTGAACATTGTTTTTGTCTCCAAAACAGTCGGTCCTGTATATTTCACTTCATGATCTTCTTTTAATAAGTCAGCTGGCTTAGGAGGAAATTGATTGTATTTTGCATAGTTAGAAAGGTTCTTTAGCATTTCCTCATATACTTGTTCCGATAGAATAGTAGTCCATAAATCAATTTTCATTTGTGTTACTTCAAATATCGGATACAATGCACTAATTGCTTTTAATAATTCAAACGTCTGCTTCTTATTCAAGATCAAAGTCCTCCTCTCTTAACTCTTTTTTACCTTTAATCACTTTAGTCTGGTTCTTTTCTTTCTCATTCTTAATTTTGACCACTAACGCATCAAACTGTTTTCTTAACTTAGTTGGAGATAGGATGTTAGTTCTCCAAAATGTATCGTTCTGTGTCCACTTAATAAGATATTTAATCGCTTCATCCGTTCTATTATCGCGTTCTCTCATTAAACGAAAGTCATCTGCCCATTTATCAAAGTTAGGTTCTTTTGCTGACGGATTGTTTTGTAACATAAATTCAAATAACAACTTAGCGTTATCCATGTCGGAAGTTGAAAACTTTTGACAAGAAGTCTTTTTATTCTTTTCTTTATCTATTTCTTTATCTTCTTCTATATCTGTTGCGTGACCGTGCGTGATTGTCCCGTGACTGTCACGTGACGTATCTAAACGCAATCGATCTCGTTGTTTTTGCTTACGTAATCTATTTTGCTCACGTATTTTATCTAACCCGTCAACGTTTTGATGTTTCTCCCAATTCGAAATGCATATGTACTGATCATCGGTAACATCAATCATTCCGAACTGTTTGAAAGTCTGTAGTGCAAGTCTTACGGTTGCTATCGGTCTATTAAAAAGTGTTGAAAGCATTTCTTCTGTAAAAGGAATGTTTTCACTCAAGAAAATGTAACCATTGGCATTTGTTCTGCCCGCTTGAGACAACAATTTAATCCAAATGATTAGTAGTGTGTCTGCATCTGGTAAGCTTTCAATCAATCGAATCTTTTCATCTTCAAACATGCTAGTAGAGAGTTTTATCCATTTAACATCTGCCATTTAGTTCACCTTCTTCATAACTACTTCGTAATAAATTTCCTCATGTTGATTAATTATTGGAGCTCCTTTGAAACGGTGAGGATTATCGAACACCATTCTTTCGTGAGTTTCTATGACTCTTCTAATTTTGATTCCACACTCAAATCCATCTTGTTCAAACGTTTTGCAACGTTTTATTAATTTAACTAGGTTTCTATCTTTTAAATACTTAACATCATGTCTTAAATTCATTGGCATTGATTGTCTTCTAACTACAGTTTTCATTACATCACTTCCCTTTCGCATACCGCTATGTCGCCTTGAATTTTGATTATCTTGTACCCTGGATAGCGATCAGGAGTGATGTACTCAATCGCCTTCATTTTTGCTTCTTTTTCGTTTCGTGCGCCCTTCCACACCCATGAAGGAAGGACGACTTTTGATTGATTTTTATCTAACATGGTTTCATCTCCTTATTAAGCTGATTGTTGTGCTGCTTGTAACATCATATTGATAGCTGTTTTTATCCGGTTATCAGTTTTATCATTCTTAACTAACCATTCAAGGTAACCTTTGTTTTCTTTGAATATTTCTCGTAACGTTTTCCCTTCGTACTTACCGAACGAAAGGATGATTTCTGAACCCTCAGTAGCATTTGTCGGCAATGGTAAGTCTTCTTTACGCTGAGTATTTGTTCTATTTTGAGTACTATTATTGTTATTTGGTTGCTTAGTTATAGGCTCTTTAGCGTCAGCATCATCTTCGTCAGTTGGAACACCGAAGAATTTGAGTAAAAAGTACCTTTCCGAGTATGTCAGTGCTGAACCGTATGCTTTCGAGATATCATCTTGTTGTCCAAAAAACTTCCAAGGTATTGTTTCTCTCTCTTCTGGTTTCTCTGCATTGATCCACTCGTAAAATCCGTCACCTTCAATAACGAAATCTGTTGTATCTTTTCCTTTTTTGCTTTTATAGCTGTATTGCCATGTTTTGTGTTCTCCCATTTTCGGCATAAGAATCACTTGTAGCTCGTCCATATTTGCTTTAATCTTGTGCAGGATTTGAGAACCTGTAACGTAATCATATCCATAACTTTTTCCGTTTTTTACAAACACATCTATGTCTTTGCGAATTGCAACTAACTTTTGCCAGAGATTCATTCTTCGTCATCTCCTCTATTGAACTTTTTCAAAACTGCAATGGCATCTTCTATTTCAAACACTTTGCTTTCTGTTTCTTGGATGTTCTCAATTACAATTGGTCTCTTTTCTTCTAATCTTTCTAACTCCCGCTTGTATTCACTTAATCTTCTTTGTTCTACAGATAATGACTTTTCTAATTCCTCAATCCCTGCGTTCAAAACGAAATCACCTCTTCTTGTTGACTAACCTCGTAAACTTCCATAAGTGCTTGCAATCCGTATTCGTAAGCTATAACCATTGATGATGCACCAGGTTCTTTACTTTGCTTATATCGTTCAACCAAACTCATAAGAATTTGAATTTCAGTTTCAATTTTGTTTTGTAATCCCATATCATTCACCTGCCACTTTCGCTATCGAACGTTCTTTTACGAATTGTTTAATACAATCAGCATCTGCGTGGATTGGATCTCCATTACAATCAAGATAACTCTCACCGTAATAAATTTCTCCACCGCACCCTTGGCAATAATCCATAAAGTCATTAGCTGATGAATCATGAGCATTTCCGATTAACATTCCATTTTCAATCATTTTTACGCCCCTCCATTAAGTTGATAGCTTGTCCTTGTGGTTTATCGAAAACTACCTTTAATGGTTGAAATAACATTGATGACATTTGAAGCATCTCGTTTTGTTCATTTGTTAGTGCTACTGGATATAACACTCCATCCTTGCAATACATTAAAACTACGCCGTCTTTCATAATTAATATCCTCCTTGTTTTTAGGAGAAAACATTTGGTATAATGTAATTGGATATTTACATTTGTTTTCTCTAAACCGTCCTATTGGTGAGGGCGGTTTTTTATTTTGTTTTGATTCCTTTTCCCCAGCATTTATATATTGGGATGATTGGCATGAATTCGATGATGTCAGCCTTCCATTCAGGCGGTTCACCTTCAAAACGACTTTCCACTTGATAATGTTCAAATCTACATAAATACTTGTTTCCTTCTAAATCATTGCAATAAGCCGGTTCGAAACTGGGTAACATTTCAGTTCCTCCTTAATTCTTTTCCCATCTACCAATCCGAGTTAAATCATTCATAAACTTCTCTTGGTTCATTTCGATAATTGCTTCATGAGTAATGAATATACTCGCTCGCTTCAATACTTTTTCTTTTAACCAAAGCGTTCTACCAAAATAGTAGACATAATGAGTTCCGTTCTCTTTTTGCTGTAACATGACATTTCCATACCGTTTGAATGTGTTTCGGATTTCTTTCACTAATTCGTCCCACTCTTTGTTAGCGAACGATGTTTTTATGTCGTTATACCAATTGATTTTTTGATAATCCGTATCATCATCTGGATCGCTAGTACAAACTTCTTTCCCGCGATTTTCTTGCGTTAAATATTGTTCATACGTAAGTTGTACCTGCTCTTGTATCTCAACATGATAGAAATAGCCTTGTTCTTCTGGTTTCGGACTATAAAAGTTACTCATTTTCATTCCCCTTTCTTGATGACTTTCGGCCATCGGAATATCCAGGAACCCATTTGCTAGGTGGGGAATACCGTTAGATTCCTGAATATTCCGACAAGCGAGAGCTTGTCCTTTCTTAATCAAATAACGCTTTGGTTAATTTTTTGATTCTGCCATTCAGTAATACAAGCCGCTTCAATTTCTTCAAATTCTCCTGTTTCTTTATCAAAATCAATGACAGAATAGCTAGGAACTACTAAAAATTCTTTTCCACAAACGTTACAAGAAGGATCATCAAGTGCATAAACTCCTTTAATTGTGTCTGGATTTCGCAAATCAAAATCAGCATTTTCGAAAACTACAAGACCATTACACCCTTTAACGTTACATCTATGTGCTTCAATAGCCATTTCTCATTCCCCATTTCTTAATAAAATTCAAATTTGATTATCTATTTAGCTAGAGTTATAAACTCCTTATGCATTTCCTCAACCTTATCTGCGCTGTTATGTACCTCTCTAGCTCGTAAATCCTTTATGATCCACAAGATTTTCTTTCGTTCGTATTCATCACGCTGCTGTTTATCCATCAATTTTCATCCCTTATATACCGTCTATCTATCCAATCCATCAGACGAATGAATCCTGCAATCCCAATGAATATAACCAGTATCATGAAATGTGAGAATGCGCTTTCTTCCATTGTTTACACCGCCTTCTGTTCATTTTCTTTCTTCAGTCGGTCTATGATGTAGGCTTGTCCTTTTGGTGTTACGTATGTTGTTGTCCATGTGAATGGTTCTCCACTTGGTTTTTGTTTAACACCTTGTGCAACCTCAAATAGTTCTCTTTCGCACCCTTTTTGTGTAGGCTCCGTTGAGTTTTTGAACATTAGGCCCCACTCACGTAATTTATCGAATAATCGTTTCTGTCCAATTTTGATACCCTGCTTCATTGCTAGTTTTGCAACTTCGCCAACTTTTAGCGTTTGATCTGACTGCATACACGCTTCAGCGAATGTTACCAGTGGTTGTTGCTGTACGATTTGTTGCTGTGCTGCTGCAAGCTTTTCTTTCTCTTCTTTTAATTTAGTGAGAAGGCCGATTGCAAAGTCTGGATTTGTTACCGCTTGTTCAAGGACTTGATCTGTCATGTATGCTCCGTGTTTTCTAATAGAAGGAAGTACCTTTTCAAATACCCATTTTTCAAACTGTTCCGCTTGTGGAAGTTTTGATTTAACGATTAAGCGGTATAGGTTAGGTTCGTTGATGAATTTCTTCGTTTGTTTACCACTATTAGTAGGTACTAACGTTTCGTTCATCCCTTCAGGTTTACAATGATCCTTGATTGCTTTGTGTGGATTTGAATACCCTAACGCTTTTGCAACATCAGTTGCTGGGAAGTATTCTTTCCCCTCTTTAATAAGAATTTCTAAGTTACCGAACATGTTGTGTGAGAATTTTTCAAGTTTATTCATTTGGTTTACTCCTCTCATTTTGTAAATCTTAGGTTTACTTTAATTGTTAAAAAAAAGGTCTTTCGGATTTTCCTTAAGAGCAATTGCGATTTTTTCTGCTAAGTCTATTTTTAAAGTTCTTTTCTCGTTTTCAATGTACCAGTAGTGCATTTTGGTGATTCCGACTTTATCGGCAACGTCTTGGCAAGACATCCCTTTTTCTAGTCGTTTTTGTTTTAACTGCTTCAAGTTATTTCCTCCCTTCGTTGCCTGTGATTTCATTATAAGTAAACCTCAAGTTTATTACAAGTACTTTTTTTAAAAAAACTCAAATAAATTTTATCTTGTGGTAAACACTATGTTTACTTTATACTTTATGTATCATAAACGCTTTAGTAAAAGGGGACGTTAATATTGATCGGGGAAAAAATAAAAGAACTCAGGAAAAATAGTAAGATAACACAAGAGCAACTGGGTAATGCTATTGGAGTATCTAAAATGGCTATTTCTTATTTTGAAAAGGGAAAGAAAGCACCTGGGCGTGAAACTTTAGAAAAAATAGCTGACTACTTTAATGTAACTACTGATTACTTATTAGGAAGATCAGAAGATCCAGAGCTTAATGAGGAAGAGAATAAGACCGTTACTGAAGAAGGTAAAAATATAATGACATTAATCGAAAGTCTTCCGGAGGATGAGCGAAAGAAAGCTTGGGAGCAATTAGAGATGTATGTGAATTACATGCAAACTAAAAAGAATAACTAATCAAAGAAGACTACCTTATACGGCAGTCTTCTTTTTTTATGTATTTGATTTTTCTTTGTATGATTCATCTAGGACAATTTTCAAAATATCCTCTGCTTTTGGATTCCCCTGCTTTAACCCTAATTTAGCTGCCGTTCTTACTAATTGCTCTTTTGTCATCTCTAATTCTCCCCTTACATCCCTTTTTGTTTTTTGTATATTTTTGGAATTAATTACTTTTTTGCTATTTTCCCCAAAAGGGAAATTTCTCCGTAAAATACGAATGACACCGCCAATTAAGACGATGTCATTTTTAATCTATATTAAATTAAAAGCAATGATAAAACTGGTATTTTCTACCAGCCGCCACCTGGGTCCGTCATCATGCGTTGAACGACAGGCTTAGATGCTTCTTGTTTATTATCTGTTTGTTGGCTATCAGTAGAAAAAGTGAACAACCCTGCTACTAATAAGATTGGTAATAAAGCTAATATTTTTTTCATTGCTTTCACCTCTTCTTTCAAAGATAATTATACCATTTTTTCATAGTAAACCCAAGTAAATTTTAGGTAATTGCGAGTAATGGATATTCCCAGACTTTTGGCACATCAGCAAGGATTTTCGTAGTAGAGATTCTCTCTCTTTCCCTTCACATGTAAGAGCATAATACGCTGTTTGGATATCTGTCCATTCTCCATTTTTCTCTTTTAAGTCCAATAAAATCTTTTTAGCGCCTAAAATATCACCTTCAAGTATCTTTGAATATGCATTTTCACTTGGGTGTACAAATTCCAAGGTATCCAAATCTCTTTGGTAATGAATTTTCAAGAATGATAAGGTTTGCTGAACGAGTTCCCATTTTATTTCAAATCCTTTGCAAGAAGGTTCTCCTAATAATTCTAAGGTTTTTTCTAAATAATGTTTAGCGCTTTCGTATTTTTCAGGTTCGAAGATCAACGATTCTCCAATTTTTAAATATGCATTTAGTTTTGGTAATGAGAAAAATCCATCCCATTCCAACTCAGATAATAGTTCTTGGCACTTTAAACGAGATTCAACTACTTCGCCACCTTGTAAAGAAGTTACTGCTAGCGCTTCCTTGTACCTTAGTAATAAGCATTCTTTTATAAATTTATTTGTTATGTCATTTATTTTTTCATTAACTGACTTTAGTCTCTCGTATAGCGTTTTATAGTTTCCAGACTGATACTGCGCCTGACATAATAATATTTCTGTCAACACTTCCATTTCGGTTGTTTTAACATTTTTGTTTTTTTGTCTTAATAACTGGAAATAAATCGAAGCATCTAAACCGTCCTGATATCTTCTATAAATCATTTCATATACTTCTGCAAATTCTTTATTTTCGGCGACGTCAGAATGAATCTCTTGATCTATAATTACCTTCAATAAATCGAACTTACCTCTGATAGCTAAATCTTCCATAGCTTCTCTTAAATTTTCAGGTTTAGGGTCTGTGTTCGTTACGTAGTCATTAACAACTTTCGCCTGTGAAATCAAACTCTTTTTTAATAAAATAAGCGTCTTCGAAAGATATCCGAAACTTATATCGTTAGCTCCTTTAAAAACTTTGGTCACGGTAGCAGGTTTCACTCCCCAATAATCAGCCAACTGTTTTTTCTTAAATCCGGCTACATACAATTCTCCCTCAAGAATATTTAATACCTTCCACACTTCTTGTTCCTCCCTTTTGGAACAAAGACGCTTCGCTCATTTTCTCAACTTTTTAATAGGAAATTAATACCACAGTAATGTTTTAGTATTATCGGCATGTTATAATGTAAGTGTTACTCGTGTAGTGACCGAAAAGAGACTTATGGCAGATGTTCCCCTCGTGAGTCGGGCGAACGGTGTAAGAGTGTTAGCGCACTACTTATACACGCTGTGAGTCTTTTTTTCGTTCCTTTTATTTTGTATTAATAATAACACAAATTTCCCAAAATTCAGTCGTAGAGTTATCAGACTATTATTGAGAAAGTTGAGAAACCGCTCTACAATAACGTTTCTCGGATTTAAATAAATTAAATATGTAATTGTGCATGTAGACGTTTTAAGAACCCATATGAATATTTTACCACTAAACAAACATTTGTTCTATAGATATTTGCTCAGGTTGTAAAAATACCTTTATGCATTTAAAAAGTCAGAGTATCGACCAATTATGGTATAGTGATAAGGCGATTATTATACTCAAACTATGAAAACTACAGTCGGACAAAACATTAAGAATCTCAGAAAATCTTTCGGTTTAACGCAAGAACAATTATCTGATAGAACAGGTTTATCACGCGGACAGATCAAAAATTGGGAAACTGATCGTCACGAACCTGATCTTGAAAGCTTAAAGGTACTTGCGTCGTTTTTTAACACCTCCACAGACGCGCTTCTTAACTTCGAGAACAAGAAAGAAGATGAGCTACTAGGATTACTATTTAACGATATCCAAAGAGCTTATGAGGAGCTTGACGGACGTCAGCAAGGGTGTTTTGCAAAGCAAGTTTCATTGTACGTGAAAATGTTGCAAAACAACAAAGACATACTGTGATTTGATTTCATCATAAAAGAAATCTTTTCCATTGACCAGTGGTAAGAGGGCAAATCGCTCTCTTTTTTTATATCATTTACGCCGAAGTAAAACGCTTACTATCTATCTGTTTGACTATATCTTACATCCCGTCATTTTCCAATAAAAGCGGTAAAATATTCTTCTAAAGTCAGAAATTAGTGAAATTATGACTATTTGTATTGATTTTATGCGGTTCGTTAGAAATATGCAATATTGCATATCCATTAACTGTAATACGACCCTTATTTTGCTGATAACATGTTAGTTACAGATATGCTACGATACGCAAGTATGAACCACTATTGCTAACATTTAGTGGTCCATCATTCACATGCTAGGAGCGTAGCTTCCTAGATTGCGGGAGTATACCGCAGCCCTTAACTATTTGTTGAGGGCTTTTTTTATTTTCATTCGACAAAATACGACAAGATAGTTGTAATTGAATTTGTTATGCTTGGTTGAGAAATCTTACATTTTACATATTGGAGGAATTACATAAATGAAAAAACGCACACCTGAGTTTGTGACTGGATTAATCGGAGGAATATTAGGAACTGTATTTTCTTTTATTGTTATGTTTTGGGCCGGTGGCCAGCCTGTGACAGAAGATAACGGATTGTTCGTTACATCTATTATTGTTCTCTTATTACAGATCGTAGCATTAGTTCTCAGTTGTTTAGTAAATACAATGAACAACAAAGTATACGGAGTATTGACGATTGTAATCGGATTATTAACTTTGTTACTGTCAGCTTTAGTATTCTTTATACCATCTATATTGCAATTAGTTTCTGGTGGATTAGCATTCAGATCTTTAGAAAACAAGTCAATACAACAAACAACGTAAAGAAGACACTCAATTAGAGTGCCTTTTCTTTTTGTCTTCTTTTAAAATTTCACGTACTATATCTGATTAATAAAATCAAAATCGAAATTAGGGTACATTCTAACAGTCCCCCACCATAATAAAAACCTCCTAAATAGGAGGTTCACTAAGTTCCTATATAAGTAGTCCAGATATCATACGGTTTAACAAGACAACCCTGGGACACTTTTGTTTTATGAATAATTTTATCGTTTAAGAAGACAACTGTGGGACATTTTATAACTGTTTTACTAGTCTACCGATAACTGACTTTGAGAATCCTGTTATCTCAGATAGTTTCCGCATTGATGCTTTAGGATTAGCTTCTTTAGCCGCTTTTAATACTGTCAGCTTGTCCTGTTGCTTTTTCTGTTCTACTAATAAATACTCATCTCTTGTTACAGATCCACGTTTCGTACGCTTTCTTTCCGTATCACGTCTTTGTTTCTCCACTTTATCTATTAAAGTGCTCATTTTTTCTTTTTCATCTTGCGTAAAATCAATGTTCAGCTTCCTGATTACCGTATCATTACGCATAGGCTTGACGATGTTATTTGGCAATCCGAAACGCTTATAGTCGTTCTTCGCAAATTCATCAAAGAAAACCATAGCATCTTTGTACGCATTCTTTGCTGTGCGTTCCACTTCTTTCTTTGACTGTGGATCAGCAAGCTTCGCATTTAACTGGAATGTCATTTCTAACGTCGCTGCTTGATTCTTAACGATTAATGCTGTTGTAAATGAGTAAATATATGTTAAATCGTTTCGATTCTCTATTACGCCGTTCCTAAGCTCTACAATCATTTCTAAATCGGCTTTGCGCTTCGTATTTAAACTGTAAAGGTCCATTACCCCTTTTCGTGCTGGTAACGTTGTAAGCATACCTTTACGCTTTGGTTTACGTTTCTTTTCTAACGGCGGCACATATTCGTACAGTTCTTGCAATGAATACTCCTTTTCCGTCCATAAATCCACTGTAATTTGTTTTCCTGTCTTTCCATGTGTGCTATATGGCAAACGGAATACACGGGATAAATCAGAACATGATCCATCTGCACCTAATGGCATAAGCATTTTAACAAGATGATTCGTTATGTACTGAGTTAAATAAGCCATTTGTGGAGCAGCACCACCACTTATGCTATAAACTAGCTGCACTCCGCGGCCGTTCATAATGATATTTGGGCATGGTAATAATCCACTAAATACAAAATCATGTAACTGTTTAATTACGTACTCTTTAGAGAGTCCTATTTTATAAAAGTCCAAGTCTACGCCTATATTGCGTATTTGCTTCAAATCAGCCGTTTTACGACTTCCGTGTTCAAAAGCATTAAGAGATAGATAGACGTCTTTTAAACCACGTTCTGAAGCTTTCAATAGATGTTTTACGTCACGTAGACCATACCAAATTTGTTTATGTTGTTCGTTACTTAAATCAATCGTAACGACATATCCTGATTTTTTCCGTTCTGACAGATAACATTCATACCAGGAATCAATGAATGTATCCTCCTGCGATTTCCGAATCGCCACTGACATACAAATAGCCTCCTCATTCAAATAAAAGGAAGCTACACAAGAGTATATTTATACTTTACCTGTCTAATAGTTTTTGATATTATATAGACAGAAGTTAATAAACAACAAGATATTTCTTGTGTAACTATTATAGAAGGATTCATTCTCAAACTTTGGTCGGAGCGAGAATGGGTCCTTTCGTCTTTTATTCCGTTTTTTCTACAATTATTGTAACGCAAGATTACTAGAGATACAAGGACAGACGACAAGCGATAGGCTTGTCTTTTTTTATGTCTTTATGCAGGAGAAGGCTTGTTACTACAGAATTAATTATCATTACGTTAGATTGACAAAACTGTAATGATATGTTTTTATTTTGTTATTGATTAAATAACGAAACGTTAACGTTCCGTTAACATGAAAACAACGTTAACATAACATTAAAATAATGGAGGTGTCTTTATGGCCTACAAATTAGCGTTTGTGCAGAACAAAGGTGGCGTTTTGAAGACTTCTATGGCTGTAAATACAGCTGGATTGTTCGCTAAACAAGGGAAAAAAGTATTGATTGTTGATGCTGACGAACAAGGAAACGTGTTACTATCATTTGGTAAAAATCCGGATGAATACAAACTAACATTGTATGATGTTCTTGTTGATTATGTATCACCAAAAGCAGCAATCATTAATGTTTATGAAAATATTGATGTGCTGCCGTCTAATACCGATATGGGTTTTTTAGATTTCGACATTTTACCCCATCAAGATAAGTATATTAATCCATTCCTTTTATTAAAGGTTGCTCTAATGTCTATCGAAGAACATTATGATGTTATTATTTTTGATAGCCCACCTTCTTCTGGATTAATTCAAAGTAACGTTATTTGCTGTACGGACAATATCATGATTCCTTTCCAACCAGAAAGATATAATGTTAGATCTTTAATTAAGTTGATCGATGTACTTAAAGGTTTCCGCGAACAAAACAATCCCGATCTGAAAATTGTAGGTGTAGCATCTACACTTGTACAAAAAAACACGGTTTTACATCAAAGTGTTATGCAAGATGCAAAAGAATTTTGTGAATCAGAAGATGTACACTATTTCGATACGTTTATACCTAAGACTATTCAATTTGCTAATGCAATCGCTAATGAAGAATTGCCGTTAACTTTAGCAAAGAAAAATAATGAATTTGCCTTGTATTATAAAAATCTATTTAAGGAGATGAATGAGCGTGAGTCGCAAAATGTCTAATCTTTTTCCAGGAAGCGCAACAAGAACTGTTGAAGACATTAATGAATCAGACATAAAACATCAAGATAACATTAACGAAACGTTAGAAGAAAAAAACGTTAATGTTAACAATAACGTTATCGAAACATTAACAGAACAGAAACAAGATGATAATAAAACAGAAACAAAACAAACTGTTAATGATGTTATAGAGAATGACGACGTGTTAGGATTTCTGAACACGAATAAGAAAAAGACTTTAGTCGGTTTTCATTTAGAAGATGACATTAACAAAGTAATTAAAAAAGTGTTAGGAAAGAACCCGGGCAAAGGTGCGCAGTCAGAACTGGCAAATAGAATATTCCGCGACTTCTTTGAAAAAAGAGGTTTGTTATAAGTCCTGTACTTACAGGGCTTTTTCTATGTAATTAAATAATTAACGTTATATTAATGTTAATGTTAACAAAACGTTATCGAAATGATTTTGTAACATTAAGAAAACAATATAATAATGAATACCTGCATTTGGACAAATTAAAAAAGCCGCCCAACAGGACGGCTCTTATTTTTGTTAATCAAACTATTCTCTTATCCTATTAAGCTTGTACTTGGTAAACTTCGCAGTACCAACCTTTATAATCTTTGAAATACCATGTGATAGCACCTAATTTATTACGGTCATCGACAGGTTCACATTGTAGATAGAAATTCCCGTTCCCTTCATAAACTAAGCTACCTTTCACTTTAAATTCAGCAAGCTTATCCATAATTTCTTGTGCTAAATCAGCTCCTAATCCACCTGATTTCATTGTCCATTTCATATTATTACCTCCTGTCGACACTGATGGGACTGATTGAATCGATTTACCTACAATCACTTCAGCTACAGCTTTGGCTGCTTTATCAAAGTTAGCGCGGTACTTTTGCATATCCACTTCATTATCGATAAAACAAATCTCTGGTAATAATCCTGTTTTTGTTTTATTAATCCAACCTAATTCAGTAGAGAATTTGATTCCTCGATCTCTTAATCCGAAAGCATCAGCCATCGCCTTCGAAATCTTAGCTGCTAATTCTCTATTTCCGTATTCAGGATGCAACCAAACCTCACAGCCTGTACCTCCTGGAGTAGCGTTTAGATGAAACTGTAAATCTACATCGCTATCTTTAACACGCAAGTGATTATCTGCTGCGTTACTCCAAACTGTTGATTTCGTTGTTCCGACTTCATCTGAACAGTTCACATACTTCCATCCAGCTGCTTGTACACAGCTTGCAACTGCATCGAGAAAACGTCTATCCTCTACATGCTCTTTCCCATAATTACTATTTGCACCTTGCACAATGCTATTGTGACCGCCTGAACCTGCGAAACAACCCATTATTCAACATCTCCTTTTCTAGCTTCTTGTTTTTGTTTGCCGCCCAAAATCTCAACCGCATTTGTTAATGCTGAAGGTAGAGGGATTCCCATACGACCAGCGTTTTCTAATAGTGATAGCAACTCGTTCCCGATAAAGAAAAAGATTGTCGCTTCACGAATTGCGCTATTTGTGCCCACAATTGCATCAGCTTGAGTGGCTGCTGCGACCAAAAGAAAAAGCACCACCTTTTTGGCGATGCCTTTAAACCCAACTTTACTTTTCAATTCTCCGTTAAACCCTGCCGCAATAACTCCTGTGATATAGTCGATAGCTGCCATGATAACCAGAACTTTCAATGTTGTATCCCATCCTCCCAAAAAGTATCCGCAAAAGCCACCGAAGGTAGCTATGAATGTTTTCATTAATACATCAATACGATCCATTTTTTCACTCCTTTTCTAAAAATAAAAAAGCCTGCTATAAGCACGCTTTGGTTTGTTGTACAAGCCGTATTTTTTTAATTATTTATTGTTGCCAAAAATGTAATAACCAATCTTTATAATGGTGTACATGCGGTATTAAAATCTTCATCCATCCAAAGATTGAAATCCATAAAATTATAGAAAATAAGCCTCCCCATAATAAACCTGTAAAGGCGTTTTTCTCTTCTTCCATGTCACACTTCCTCCTATGTTCACAATCAATACTACGTATTATATCTTAGTATTGTGTACTATCGGTGTATTAATTGTGAGATCATAAGGGGATATACTAATTGTTTAAATCGAATTTATTCAAATAATACACTTTTTTCTCGTCATAAGACATGTGTTTTGTATCATACAATCTATGTTCATTTTTTTCGTAGTACTCGTCGATTGTACAAATCTTTTTCGCAGGAACACCTGCAACAATCGTATTGTCAGGAACATCCTTCGAAACTACACTTCCTGCGCCTATTACAACGTTAGAACCGATTGTGACACCTGGCATTATAATTGAATTGAATCCAATGAAAACATTATCGCCAACAATAATTTTGTCCATCTTATCAGCATCAGGACTCCAACCTAAGTTCCTGATTACCCAAAGTCCTCCATCATGCGTTACGAATCTTACACCAGCAGTAATCCGCACTTTATTTCCTAGTTTAATAAGATAAGGTTCTGATCCGAATGATACATTATTGTAGATTTCGCAATCATTTCCCATTTTTATTGCCCCAGTGTCCTTCAGGTGCTTCGCTCTTTCTATAGGTGATGAGAATCTTATTTTTAATTTCGATAATAATTTAAACATAACTTTCCTCCACTGACATATTAAAACTCTTAAATTGATTATACTACTTTTAAAAGTTTTATTAAATTATAAAATGTCATATGGACGCTTCCCATAAAAACGGGTATGTTCCTCCGGGTGGAACTTGATTAAAAGTAACGATTAAATTAGTTTCATCAACGGTTACAGCATAGCTGTTAATTGTTCTATTTGGAACAACATTATATTTAACAGGTACAGCACCAAGGCTGTGAGGAATTAGAAATGATTGAACAACACCATTGGCGTAGAAATTTTGGGTTCCGTAATTCGTACGTAACTCTTTATCCCACACAACACTATTTAAATTGGTTCGTTTCGTGTACTTTCTACCGTCTTTATATAAACTTGATCCATAATAACCAGATTGATTATTTAAGGGTTTATCACCAATGTCCCTGAGTTTTACTATTATTTTTTTATTGGCATTTTCAGCAAGATTAAAATTTGTCACATAAACAAATCTACTTTCCTTGCAGTTTACTACGGATGGTTCATTAATATAAATTTGATCTGTATTTTCGGTATCAGAAATTAATATACCGTATTGATGATATTTATTTAATGTGGAACCATCTTCTTTTTGTAAATAATCCTCATCACTGCCGTTAATTATCCCGCCGTTTATTTCTACTTGATTACAACCTGCTAATCGTATTCCAGAGAATGCCCCGATAGAACTTACGGAGTTTTTAATGATTTGACAACTGTTTACAGACAGATATACGCTCGACGTAGCTTGTATTCCATGTTGTTGATTGTAGTTAACAAAACAATCAGATATAGTAACATGTCTTGCTAATAAATTTATTCCAATTAAATTCGAGTAGGATATACAACCTTTTATCATTATACTAGTTGGATAAGGAGCGGTAGGACTTACCGACGTCTTGGTTAATGCATCAATTCCCGCCGATACATTAAATCTACATATGCAATCGGATAAAATGATGTTATTGATTTTCGCATGAATAGGATTTTGATATTTTATATCGTTCAATTCAGCTGAAAGGATGTGTATACCTACGCCGCCATTATTTTCGCATACCGCACCGGAGATTACACAATCAAAAGCTCCGGCGTATAAATCAATTCCGTCCGCATAAGTAGATATTGGGTTTACGTTATACGAAAAATTTCCGCCTATTATTCTAATAGCTTGAGTGTTTTGAGCTATTTTAAGACCGTCTATACCATTGTATTTAGCGGTATGATTACTAACAGTTAAATCAACTGTATTCGACACTTGTAATCCTTGAACTTCTGCATAGTTAGTTATACAATTGAAAAACTTTACATTGTTTGCTATATAACCTGTTCCAGGGTAAATGTTGATTCCTACTTCGAACCCTTCAGTAATTATATTATGGAAGAAAAGATTATCAACATTTTTATTTTCCTTAAAATCTATTCCGTTAACGCCTTGTTTAGCCTCATGGTTATGATTCTTTTGGACAAGTTTGAAGTTTTTCAATCTGATATTACTACCTGCTAATTTTAATGGCGATTCGCTAATTGTATTAATAACTTCAATTGTTGCATCAGATAAATCGATTGTCATTCCTGAAGGAATAACTAATGGTTTGGTTAAATAAAAACGAGTATTTGGCGGGAATATAACGTTTTTATGTCCTGATAATGATAGATTGTTTAACGCACCCTGTAATTGATCAACTGTATCTGTGCCGTCACACATTAATTTATACTTTGATTTTAAAACAGCTGACGTTTCCATCAACTGTGTAGAAGTCTCTTTAAAATCAAAGTCAGCTCTGGCTTTTACAGTAGGGTGAGCTATTCCGTTTATATCTACCCTAGCTTGTAATACTTCAGCGTCAGATTCTCCATTATTTATCACAATCGTGTCCAATTGCTCTTGTACACTATGAGATAATTTATTCGCTTCTATCGCCTGTTCTTTTGCCCTTGTAGAATCTACAACGGCTTGTTCACTCACCTCTTCGATGGCATTATGTGTTTTTTCGAGTTTATCCCAGTTTTCATTCGTTTTATTTCTAAAGTTTCTATCTTGTGCGGTATTTACCCACCGATTCAATGATATAGGCATAATATTTTCACCGTCCTTTATAAAGAAAAAAGAGAGCAGATTTCACACTCTCTTTTATTGATAATTCACTTGACCTGGGATTGTTTCTGTTGTACCAGAAATCATGACGTTAATGGCATTTTCTTTTTCTTGTTGTAAAAATAATCGATCGTTCGCGTTTAGCACAATGGATAAGTCAATTAATCGCGTTTCGCCAGCATTTACAATTAAATTTTTCATGATATCAATTGTATTAATAGTCACAGTAATTTTTGCATCTGCATCTGTTGTATTTGAAAGGATCATTTGTTTAATTGTCGTTTGTTCTCCAGGTTTACCTTCATAAACAGGTAATTTTGTTGTTTGTGGTACTCCTAAGTAAATTTGAACTGGTCTCATAAATAATTCCTCCTAATTTATATAAAATTCGTTTTTTAATACTTTTAATCTATCGATCTAGCCACATGCGGATTTTACGACAATAGGCTCTCTTTCCTTCGACAGTAGGACGCATGCGGATATATACGCTTCGCTCTTCTCCTGTCGGTACTCCTAAATCTATTTCTAAAAGCTTTCCGTAAACTGCAATTTGGTCATTAGGATTAGTATTATTTGATACATTTCTCGCTAATACTGTATTCCCATCACCATCTAGAATCACGACTTCGGAAGCTGTTCCTTCTTCTGCTAATTGTCCAATTAGCACGTTTAAATAACGTGACTTGTGTTCAAATGTGTAGTATTGGCAATTATAAAGCCTGTCCGCTTTATCCATTACCCACCACCAACTAGCTCTGTCTACCTCTGTATATGGTGGTTCGTGACCATTGATATCAAACCCATGCTGAAGGACACCGCCAATTATAATGGCATAACCATCCTCTCGTTCCACACGAATTAGACCTCGATGACAATCAAGGCCTCCTGCACCAATATGGACGTATCTGTTTTTATCTTCTGGATCTACATACCAAACGCCAGTGTTATCAGCAAAGGTTTGCGTATTCATATACAATCGTTTTAAAGCGAGATTTAAGTTCCCGCCATCATCTAATAGTTGCTGCACCTGTTTTTGCGTTTGCTGAAATTGAGCTTGTATCGCACTCATTGTCTTAAGTTCTTTAAATGTACTCAATTCAATAATGGGACTCTTCGTTTTGTCCGTCGGATCATCTTCTATTTCTATTACACGAATCTTTACTTTTACATCGGCTTCTTCGTAAAGCATGTATACATAATCACCAAAATCAAATTTATGAAGTGGAGATAGTCCATTATCAAGTAAAGTTGCGATAGTAGCTTTGAATCTAGTATCCGGAACATCACTGATATCTTTTTTACACCTCTCTAAAAGGGTGTCGGTTGAATTGTAACGCTCATCACGTATAGGTTTCTGTACAAGTCGTCCGAATATCTTCTCCATAGGCGATACGTATTCAATCATAATTTCTTGCTCATCTTTCTTACCATAGCCGCGAATTACAGTATAAAAACTAGACATATCGGTATCTTCATCGAAAGTTTTTAAATTATGTCCATAACGAAACTGAGCGTCTGTTTCTGTACCGATTTGATTCTTGAACGTAACTGTCTTTGTTTTATTATCGATTTTAAATTCTGCGTCATAACGATTTAAAGCTTTCTGCAATAAATCAGTGCGTGTTTCATCTCCAAAGTTTTCGAATCGTGTAGCAGCAAATGCACCTTGACTGATCCATTTCCAACCTGTTCCTTGAAAGATAAAATCCATGCACTGTGTAAAGTTTGTATAACCATTTCGCAAATCGTATTGCCAATTATTCGCTAAGTCATCAAAGAAAATATGTTTTGCTACAATCGACTTCCCCAAATGCCCACGCTTGCTGATACCAATAACAATATACTCATCACCATATTTATCAGTAATTTTGGCTCGTTTATCTACTAAATTATAAACGTGTTGATTATTTTTAGAATTCAAAAGATAAAAGGAAATAGAATGATCACCATTCACTCTTCTTTTTCGTTTGACATCTTTAAAATCCGCTAGCATTTCCTCTTGTCCATTTATCCCTTTAACTACTAACATTTTTCTTCACCTACAAATAATAAAATCTAAAGTAAAATTCAATTTTAAAATCTCCTGTTGCACCAGTTAACACAAAGTCGTTCCAGCCTGATTTTAATGTAATCAATCCCCAATTTGTTTTCCCGAAAATACTTCCTACCACATTTCGGTATGCTTTGACACCATCTAGAGTAATAATATCGTGCGCTGTTGTTGTGATACCTGTGTAATTCCAAAGGTCACCTGTAGTAACGTTTTTTATAGATAGATTATTAGACATACCTTTATACTTTATTTTCAAATCCATAGATTTCGGATCAATGGTAATATCGCCGGCATTGAAGATACGGAAAGATGTAGTATTATGCGTATACTTTACATCTTCTGCGATTAGTCCTTGTCCAATTTGCCATAGTCCAGAGTCAAACGTCATCGGGTCAATTGTTCCACCGATAGATTCTGCAAATGGTCTATAAGCTACAAAGGAAATAGAAAACTCTCCTAATTCATATGCAGTTCTTGCAATAGAAAAAGGAGAGTCGCATTTTACTTCGTATCTCTTTCCCGGTTGTACATCACGGACAATATAAAAACTTTCTTTCGAATCGAACAAACGATATACTTCATCTTTTAGTAAGTCATAATCATAATGGTCAACGGCTTCTATCGTTATTTCAGCAGACATTTTCCGTTCTTTTCTTCTTGTTTCACCGTCTAAAAGACCATCTCTCCCAGGCATATCAATTGGATCGTGGTCTAGTACAATGCCGCCGTCTTTGAAAGAATTAACAAACAACCCTAATTCATAGCAGTCATATGGTTTTCCATCCTTTCGAATGATTTTAAAGTTGTGTATAGAACAAGGAAACATTACGACATCCCTCCAAATCCAAATTTAGCATTCATAATGTATTGTTGAGCCATCATGCTATCGATGTGATCAAATTGTTTTCTCGCCATTTCTTCACTGTCGAAGTTAATAACAATCTCAATAGGTGTACCATTTGTTCCGGTACTTGCTATTTGTTGCTGTAATGGCATTGATTTTAAAATACCATCAGCAATCGCATCGAAGGTTTGTTTACGTAACGGAAGGACCGTTTCATCGTATCCTCGTGCATCGCCCACGCCTACAAGTGTAGGATTACCAGGCTTAATTAAAGCCCCGTTTGCTGCCCATTTGACATCGAAAGATGGTAGGCCTTCACTTGCCCAGTTAACAGGGTTTAGTGATCCATTTACACTAATCTTAGGGACAGGAATGTGAATACCGCTAAACATATTTGCTACACCGTTTTTGATTTTATCAATCCATCCCATAATTCCACTCCAAGCTTCTTTAATCGGATTGATAAGTTTGTCTTTAATTTTCATGGCAGCTTCACCTATATCAACTGCCATACGAACTACAGAAGCGATTGGTTCCTTGATAAATGTCTGGAAATACCCAACGACTGTAGACCACATGCTACTAATCGTAGAGCCAAATGAAGATGCCAATCCTTTTACAGCACTAAATATTTGTTTAACGAACGAGAATTGGATAAGACCCCAAATCAACTGAATCGCACCATTAAAGATCTGCTTTATTCCTTCCCACATTCCAGAAAAATCGCCAGTTAAAACGGATGAGAAAAATTTGATAATACCCATAATGAGATTTACGGCACCCTGGATAATATCTTTAATAGCAGACCAAGCCGATTGCACAATTGACATCACGACTGGCATCACAAAAGCTATAATAGATTGAATGATTGAAAATGCATTTTGCACTGCTTGCACAATTTGTTGACCGTTTTCTTTCCAAAATGAAGCTATTTGAGAGATTATTCCGTTAACGAATGACATTACATCTGTAAGTAGCGGCATTAAGTAAGGCGCTATTGTGTCAAACACACCTTTAATGAAGTCCCAAGCGGCACCAATTATCCCCATAATTACAGGTGCGGCTGCTGAAATTAAAGACTGCACATTTTCTATAAAACTACTTAATTGAGCATGCACATCCTGAACGAACATGATAATATTCGCTTTTTGTTCTGGAGAAAAACCTAACTTATCTAAGAAATTACTAGCAGCCCCCCAATCACCAGATACGAGGGCTTTCATAGTTTCTACACCATATTGCACTGCTGCTGTAGTTTCTTGTATAAACTGAATAGCATTAGCAGAGAAACCTAGTTTAGTAAGGATGTCATATCCCTCAACTAAAGCATTTCTGTCACCAGTTGCAGCAATCCAGAACTGCTCAATCGCAGCGCCAACTTCTTGAATAATGCCAATAGCATTACGGAGCGGTTCGAACACTTTATTCATGGCTTCTTGTCGTTGTCGGGTTTGTTCAATACCTTGTTGAAGTTTCTGGTATTCTACTTCAGACTCATCGAGAACTTTATTCGCTTCTTCCTGAGTCATTTTCCCTTCTTCGACTTTCATTTTTAACTCTTCTTTTTTCTGAGCTAACATACCATCAGCATTCATCATATCTTCAGCGTGTTTTTTGGCTTTTTCTAACTTTTCATTGTACTCTTCTTGCGTTATCTTCCCTTTTTGGAGATTCATATCAAGAACAGCTTTAGATTGAGCTAACTGTTGATCAGACTGTTGCATTAACTTCGCAGCTTCAACAGCACGTCCAGATGGATCTAACCAGTCAGTAAGAGATTTAACAGCACTATTCGTTCCGTTTGTCATTGCAACAAGTGCAGGTTCGACGTGTGAGAAAACAACAAGTCCTAAATTTTCTAAACGCGATTTAACGCCATCAACTGCACCAGATAAGTTATTCGCCATTGTTTCAGCCATAACTTTTGCAGAGCCTTCGGAAGACTCAAGGGAACTTACCATGTCATCAAATGCAGGTTTACCACCCTTGATAACCTGAATCCAACCTGCATATGCTTCTTCACCAAAGACGGCTTTGGCAGCAGCGATTTGTTGAGACTCGGATAACTTCCCGAAACCATCATGTAATTGCCCGATGATTTCATTCATTGGTTTCATATTACCTTGCGTATCGGTTACAGAAACGTTCAATGCTGATAATGACTTAGCTGCTTCTTTTGGTGGTGCAGCTAAACGAGACAAACCAGCACGTAATGCAGTACCAGCCATAGAGGCCTTAATACCATTGTTCGCAAATGTTTGGGCGATTGCAGCTGTTTCTTCAATACTTAAACCGAATGTAGCAGCTACTGGAGCAGCATATTTCATGGTCTCACCAAGCTGTTCAACGTTTAAATTGGCAGTTGCTTGGGCTAATGCAAATACGTCAGCAGCTCGTCCTGCTTCTGAAGCTTTCATTCCGAATGGTGTCATTGTATCCAATTTGTTATCGTATCAGTTCTTTATCCGATACATCTGGGGTTTTCACCGCATTACGGGATGTCGTTCCATCCCCAGTTCAGACTATATCATCACCCTCGACTTTACGTTAGGGTGTCGGGCGCTCGTGGATATTCCAGCATATAAAAAAGACACTCATTTGAGCGTCTCGATCACTTAGCTTACTTTATCTAGTCGTTGCACCTTCCTGTCGTTTCCGCACAGGCTTGGCTCATGATTGTCATATTTACGTTTAACTTAACACTTAATATTTTTTCTATATTGTTGAATTGTTGATAAGGAATCCGAATGAGTTTTATACCTTTTTCCTTGCAGTAATCATTTTTCTTTCTGTCTCTTAACTTTTGTAAATTAAAATTATCTTCTGTTCGGAAAAGTTTCAAAAAGTGGAATTCCCCATCATACTCAATAGCATGCGTGATTTTATTTGTATCGTCAAAGATAACAAAATCGAAAACAAGCATCTTAGTTAGTGTACAATCAGCGAATCTATGCTGTTCAGCGAATTGAAAGTTATGAAACTCTAAAAAATCTCTAACTCTTTTCTCTCCACGACTATATCTGCATTTAGGACACCTTTTCCCATGTTTAAGGAAATTCCCTGGTGTAACTTTATACACATGATCACATTCCTTATGTCGCATTTCGACTGGAGTTATATAATTTTTATACTCGCCAAGAACTTCATACTCATCTTCAACCTCTTCATACACTTCTTTTATGAAATCATCTGTTGTTTTAGCTCTTTTTTTAGCTCTTTTTACAATTGAACAAGTAGGACACCTTTTCCCTTTTAAAAAGTTAGCTGGGCTGACTTCATATTTTTCTCCACACTGATTATGAATAACATTTAATTTAGTGTGATAATTTACGTATTCATCTATGAAGGTATATTCATCACCAACTACTAACTTTACATCTTCTGAAAAAGTGGTCTTCCTTCTTTTTGTTTGGCGTCCTATATTAGCGCATATAGGACATCTACATCCACTTTTGAAGTCGTTGGGTCTTACTTCGTATTCGTTGCCACATTCAATGTGTCTTATTTTTATTTTAACTGATGATTTCACATATTCACCTAATACTATATATTTTCCATTTGTTTCTTTTTCGACGAAATTAATAAATTTTTCCCCATGTTTATTCAAATCAACAACCCCTTTTTACATACATTAACAAAAAGGAGTCATAGTGTCAATTAAACTCAAACTTAGATTTCCCATGAATTCACCCGATTTTTTATGCTGCCGATTTCTCGACAACCGACCAATGTTTTTTAGTCACTATATCTGAAGCTTTTGCAAGGTCTAATGCGCCAGCAGTAGCTAAGTCTAGTAGTGGTTTAGATGCTGCAATCATTTGGTTAGAATCCCAGCCAGCTAAAGCCATATCAAATTGTTATCGTGAGACTCTTTATTCTCACCTCTTATAGTTTCCTATAAGTTCAGACTATATCTTCACCATTTAAGGTGTCGGGCGCTCGTGTCCGCTTCATCTCTGTTCTAGAGGTATGCGATTAGTCGTTGCACCTTCCTTTCATCCCTGAAAGGCTTGGCTCATGGTTACCCTAGATAATTATCATTAGGCTTCCCATGAATTCACCCGATGGTTTTTGAAGCTAGTTTCCTAGCAACCGAGCAATATTTTACTCATAGGCTTGGGCTACGTTTGTAGCACTCCAACGAGTCTCAGCACCCAATTTACGTGCATTAGCTCCTAATTCAGCCATTTGTAAAGCGTTTGATCCTGAAAGGGCTTCTACTTTTGACATCTGTTGAGTGTATTCGGAACCAACTTTAACTACACCGGCAATCGCAGCGCCTACACCAACTGCAACACCAACTAGTCCACCCATAGCTATAGCAGCACCACCAACAGAAGAACCTAAACCTGCTGCCGCTTGTCCAACTTGACCAAATCCACGACCTAAGATACCTGTGGTTCTTTGCCCGCTTCTTTCTGCGTTAGTCAATCCTCTTTGTAACTGATCATCTTTTAAGAAGATCGACCCAAACATCTTAAATAATTCCATTTATTCACCCGCCTTTCCGCGGATTTTAGCAACACGAGCAAACACTTCTTCTTTTGTTAATTTTTGTTTTGGTGTTTGTTCGATAGAATTGTTATATTGTTGTACTTGTTCTTGCGTTGGGTTCTCACGTTTATGTTTAAATTGAGGGAATGTTTCTTCGCAATATGGCTGTAAAGCACACCATTCTTCCCATAACATACGATCCATTTCTTTTTTCTTTGCGGTGAGATACAGGTTGATAACTATCTCCGCATCCAAACCCTTTATGTACTCCATGCTTGGATAGCGAGAAGCTAGCGTATCGATAAAATCTATTTCATCAATTTCACCGCATTGGAAAAAAGCTTAACCAGTCCAACTTCTGAGTCTTTGATTGTAATGAATAATCGAACTAACTCTTCTAAATTTAAAGTTCTAATTGTTTCCCAGCTTGGAGATGCTTTTTTGCCACCTTCAGCTTCATGAACTAAAATTCCAGCTACAAACTCGAAGAATTCCTGTTCAGCCTCTTCTAAACCAAAGATAAACTTCATGATAATGTCGTAACCAAAAGTCTCTTGTGCAGCTAAAACATCTTCCTGCGTTGCGCCCTCTTTATTTCGGACACCCATCATTAAATCTTTTAGCAAGTTAATATCAATCTTGAATTTTGATTTCTTTAAAATACGAACGACAGAGAATAAATCACCACCATGAATTTGCCTTACTGCGTATTCTTTTTCTTGAATTGTTATTGCCACACTTATTCCTCCTTAAAATAAAAAGAGCAGGGGATAATCCCTACTCCTTAACTATTTAACCTAATAATTTAGTAGCTTCTGTTGCTTTTAAAATGCGTTTCTTCCATGGCACTTTTCGGATGTTTTCTGGATCGCGATGTCCTGTGAATGTTATCTCTGGAACAACTTCACTTTCGTTTTCGAATGACAATTCTAAAGAACCGTCAGATAGCGCGTTATATACGATTATTTCAACAATATCGCCGCCTAATGTTTCACCAACCCACGCTACGTTTTTAAGGTAGCTTTCTTTAGTAAGGCGTTCTGTAGCTTCGATCACATCGTATTTAATCGTTTTCCCATCTTTCGTAACAGTTTCTTCTGAAACTTTTAATCCAGCGATGAAATTCTTGATTTTTTCTTTATCAAGGAATTCTAGTGTTTTAAAGCTTATTTGTGTTTTTGATTTAGTGATACGTTTCATACCCATAGTGTCACCAGGAGAACCATCATAATCAATTTCCTTGAACTCTGGTTCGTACTTGAATGAACCACCACCTTGCGTTGCTCCTACTTTAAGCTCATCTTTCTCTTCTCCATAATTGAAGTAAAACGCACCCCAATCTCCGAAGAGAATATTTTCTGGTTTTGGTTGTGGAGCTGCCATTCAATCAATCCTTTCTATTGTTTAAAATAAGTTCGTAAAATGAAACGCACTTCTTTGCGTCTGATATTCGGGTCGGGATCAGGTACTTTCTGACTCGAAAGATAAGAAATAGCAGCACCAAATTCAGCGCTGCTTAATCTCTTTCTATGAAGATTGTTTTCTAAGTCCGTAATTAGTTGGTCAATCTTCGCTATATGATCAGAAGTGCCATAAATATCAATTGTAAGCATGATATTCTTTCTTCCCCAAGGTTCCTTATCATCACCAACCGTATATACCAAATACGGCATAACAGCTTTAGTAGTTGCATTTTCGTAGTACGATTCTTTATGAATCCGTTTTAATTCACTGTGTAATATATTTATAAAGTCATTCATGGTATCTACCTCATTAATGACGAATAGGTTCGTGTCGCAGCCTGTGTAATTTGCGGTTTGTTACTCTCCGCTGCTGGCCTAAGAAAAGGTTGTGCGTGTTGGCCTTGTGTTTTGACCATCTTCCCTGTTTTTGGGTCGCGGTACATCCAAGGCGTTTTTCGCCCGTCGCCATCAACAGCATAAATACCAGTTCCTTTTTCAACGTAAATGCCATGATCAGCAGATGTACCAATAACAACCTTTTCTTGTTCTGCTTTAGAACTAATACTTCTTCTTAGATTACCAGTGTCTACAGCAGCAAGTAACTTAGCTTTAGAACTAACAAACTGACCGATTGCAGTATGTGCAGCTTTCTTAGCTGCTAAATGTCGTACCATAACCGCAGCTCTATTCGATTGGAATTTCATGCTCATAAGGCAACATCTCCAATTCTATTTGAAAGAATCTACCTGCATTCATTGGATCACCAGGATAAGTAACGCTGTATACCTTCTTATCAATAACTAATCTGTCTTGAATCGTTACATCAAAAGGTAGGCAATAAAAGAAATGTGTGCTTTTCTCTTCCACCTTCTTATTACGAGCATCCTTTGTTCCTTGAATGGCATCTAATACACCTTTTACAGTGTTGATTTCTTTCCATTCTTCTGTTGGATATGGTCCCTCATCATCAGGACCAGTATTGCGAAGTACTGTAGCTTCTTTGCCAAACTTACGAATCATTGATTGAATCATAAGACACGCAACCTCACTTTCAGCCCTTTCGTAACGCTCGCTGGATAATCTCCCACATCATCATAAGTAACAGAATAGTTTCCTAACGATTCACTTTTCTTCCCTTCTCTTTCTTGCTCCTTATACTCATAAACAACCATCTTTGCGATGATACCAGGATACGCAGGAGGGAATTCAGGAATCGTTCTATTTGTGTACTCAGCCGCCATAAACATTGTATCCTCAATGCTTATTAATAAGTTTTCATCACTTATATTAGGCACTTGCAGTTTCACACGTTTTAAAATTTCTGCTTTCATGTCCATCTAATCACCTACTTGTGTAAAAAAGATGGGAAAGGCTTATTAAGCCCCTCCCCCTGTTGGTGGTGTAGTTGGTGCAATTGTAGCTGTAAGTACTGCTAATGACTCTGGACGAAGTACACCAGAACCGTATACCATAAGACCGCGGATACCATCAGCAAATGCTCCTTGTAAACGCATAGCCTCTGTTTCGTCTAATTGTTTACCGTGACCGATAGCAGATTTATGCAATCCAAGCACTTTATATTTTCCAGCTGTGCTTGCAATCTCTTCAGATACAACTACTTGCATCCCATTAATTACTTGCCCTTCAACAACACCATTTTCTAAAATAACTGGTTGTCTAGTGAAACGATCATCTTTAGAAAGTAATCCTAGAACTTGAGAGTTGATAATTACGAATCGTTCTGTTTTTGGTACCTTTTTCATGTTCAGTTTAGTACCGATATCTACAATGTAATCGTACGTATTTTTTGCAGATAATTCGATTGGAGTAGAATCAGTACCAATTGTATTGTCTTTATGAGCACCTTTATGAAGTCCTAATACAAACGTATCAACTGTTTCTTGAAGGACTGCGCCAGCTTCTTGTGTATGTGGGTCAATTAAGTTACCAGCAGCTTGTACCGCATCAACATCATCTACTTTAAAAGCAAAGTATTTCTTTTGATCCATGTTCAGTTCTGTAGGTTTTGGATTAGTATCATCCCATTCTACAGTTCCTGCGTAGTCTTTTACTTTAACATCACCAACACGGTTAAAGACAATCTTGTTACCTTCGATTTTCGTTGGCTTTGTTGTGATTAAATCAGCGATAGAACGCTTGTGGAAGTTCGCCATTAAACGTGCTTCCCAAATTGTTGGAATAAAAGTTGCTACTGACATATATTATTTCCTCCTTAGTTTGTCCATGTTTTCATATCTTTTTGAATTTGATCCCAGTTTGCGTTAATTTCAGACTGGTTCATTGTTGATACTTGTTGACGTGTAAATACAGCGCCTGTTCCGCTACCTGCATAGATATCACGGCCAGCAGCTTTAAATTTCTCTGCTACTTTTGCTTCTAATGAAGTATTGAATAAATCATTAAGCTTTGCTACACGACTTTTTGTATCATCTGCATCAGTACCAATAACAAAGTCTACAAATTTGAGGTCTAATCCCGCTTCTGATAACGATTCTGTTGCAGCCCACTGCATTTCTTTTTGATGTAACACCTTTTCGCGCTCATCTGCTTGTTTTTGTAACTCTTGCATGTCATATTCCGCTTTTTCTTGAGCAGTCATAGAAGCAGTCTTATAGTTTTGTAGTTCCTTCTGTGTCGCACTGAGTTGCTTTGTATACTTGGTACGCACTTTGTCTTCTGCTGATTGAACCATTTTCTCGATAAATGCTTTTGTCGCTTCATCCAACTGCGGTTCAGTTGGTTCCCCTCCAGGATTTGCTCCTGTTGATGGATCTACTGGGTCTACCGGTGGCTCAACTACACCTGGGTCTTCCGAAAAGAATTGAATGTTTGTTAAACGTAAACGTGGTTCCTTAACTAAATATTGTTTCATCATTATTCCTCCTCTGAGTTCCTATGAATACGCCCTGTTAAGTTCATAATCTATAAGCCCTCAAGTGTTTTATTTTTATTCAAGAGAGTTTTGCCACTCTCTATAACTAACTGCGGCAATAACTTCATTTCTGCCTGTTGTCGGGTTTCTAGCCCTTCTTTCAATGAATGGACTAATATCCGCTACCTCAGTAATAAACGTACAGCGACAACGAACAACCTCTTTAGCAGGTAAGTTGCTATCGTGCGGATACTCACATTTATGGCCACCAACACTAAACAGCCCATCGAATGGTACTTTCTGATGATCTGCTGCTTGGTGAGAAGGTCGTGTTCTCTTATCTAATGTAGAAATCCAAATCTTCTCCATTTGAACGCCTTGTTCTACTGCTTGTGATGCACTATCATAAGTACCTAAGTTTTGTACTCTGGCACTTTCTGTCCATGCAACAGCCATCGCTTTCTTCGCATCACCATCTAATGAACCTTTGATTCGATTGGCCATGACTGCATATCCTTCGCCTTTTCTAAGACCGATAGATAACTCTTTGCGTATTTGGCTTACTATTTGTACTCGATGTGTGCTTAACCTTTGATTGAGTGTCATTTTATCAATTGGCATTTGCACCGCTCTTTTAATGACGTTTGGGTCAATCAACCCATATGCAAGTGATATCCCTACCTCTTGCTCAATAAGATAACTCGTATAATAAAAAGACTCCCCATATTGAGTGGAGAGCTTTTCGTCGAGAGTTTTCTTCTTCTCGTATGTTATTTCGTTGATTACTTGCAGCAGTTCACTTTGCATGTTCTTATATCGATTAAATCGACGCATTTCCTGCATACTTAACTGCTCATTTACCGCATATTTGGCATAATAAAAAGCCAGTATTCCTCTGACTTCTTCTAAAGCATCTTTATACAGGTAAAGGATCGCTTTCTCCAGTTCGTCCTCTATCTTTTGTAGGTGTTTTTGTTTCTTGTCCCATTCCATTAGAATCACCTACCTTATTCACAGTGTCGAGATTAATGGAATCAGCTTCTTCTTCCTGCATCTTCTGTATTTCCGCTTTAGGATCATGAATAGCAGAGAATAAAGATAAACGTGTTTCTTCACTCATTAAACCTTGTAGTTTCCCTTGTACATCAGCTTCATCGGCTAAGTTAACCGGAATGTTTCGTGTGAATTGAAACGTCATACAAAGGTAGTCTAGCTCGTCTTTGTTTGAGCGTAAGTTCCAAGCGTCAAACAATAACTTAAATTGTTGTCGCAATGACTTAGTAAACTTCATTTCTAGCGTTCCTGATTTCGTTTCTAAAGCTAATAGCTTATAACGAATAGCAACACCAGTAAGATTACCACCAAATGATTCATCGGAAAGGTTAACATGCTTTGTAAAACGACATATATTCTTTTCTAATCTGTCGAGATGGTGTTCCAAGATGTCGTCATCAAGACTTTTAGTTAGAAATGATGCAGTTGCTCCTTCTGGAAGTTCTATGGCACCAGACTTTATTAAATCCTTCGTAGTCTCTTCATCTATTTCAACGCCTGTAAATACCATATAAGCTAGACGGAACTGCTCAATTTCACTGTTCACATCAGAAAACGCTCTGTCGTACCCTTCTATAAGTGCAATAGATTTATCAACATCACCCTGCAACTCTTCATTGTTAGGGAAACCGATAAGCGGTACACCTTTGTATAAGTTAGGGATGCGTTTTGTTTCTTGTAACTTATCTAAATCTTCACCAGTGTATTCAATTATGTTTGTTTCATTGTAAAATTCTACTTTGTATCCATCTTTAAAATCATCACCATCAATTACTTTGATTGGATAGCAACGAATAGCGTACGTAGGCTCCGCAACGCTTGAATTAGTAAGGAAGATAGCTTCATAAGGTTTGATATTCATAACCTTTTCAATGCCTTCTTTATCGTGATACAGCAGTCTCGCTCCATATCCACACACAGAAGCAAACTTCCCTGTTTCCGCATCAGCATCTTCAGTATGATTTGCTTTTAAAAAGTCCTGGATACGTTTTAATACTTCCTCATCGTCATGATCTAAGCTATATGAAATAGGTAATCCAAACATATACCCAATCTTCGTATCAATAATTTCAGAGAAGAAGTCATTGTTTAACTTGTTGTTAACTTTATCCTTATTACCGTCACCTTTAAACTCACGAGTAAAGATAGGCACACCTTTTTCACTTGCTTTATAGCGTTCGTACCTGTTAATCATGCGTTGTTTTAATGGTTCAAACTCATCGATAATCTTTTTAAGTAGTTTAGGTGTAGGTTCTCCATTATTTTCATCTAGCAGTGGAATATAGTGTTCAAACATCGTCTCACCTCCTTAATAGATTGACTTAACAGCTCTCGCTTTTCTATTTTCACTTTTCTCTGTGTAAATCGCATAACGTACAGCATCCAAAACATCGTCCCATTCCTTCACTGGTTCGCCTGTTTTCTCATTCCATACATACATGAACACTTCTTTCTTAAAGCGTTCTACACACTCAGATACAGTTTTAAAACTATCTGTCTTGATGTATTTAGCGACCATTTCAATGCCAGATAAGACGGATTTATCGGCGTTTCTTGCTCGTAAACCTTCTCGTTTGAATCGTTTTATATGTTCAGGCCTTGCAGTATCGCAATAAAAAAAGATGTTGCCATAACGTTCTTTCACGTCTTTAGCTACACCTACCCAGTAATCTATTTCTTCATGTTGTCTTGCGTGTTCTTCTAATAAATATAGATTTTCTTTATCGTCTTCACCGATAACAATGATGGACCCGAAATGCTCATAACCCCAATCGACACCAGCAAAGTATTTCGTAAATTTGATATCTTTCAAATCAGTTTCTTCTATATAATGTACATTTTTATTGAAGTCTTTATATACAACTCCATCAGCACTACACCACAAACCTTTTATGTTACGATCGTAAAACATCCCATCAGGAGTAGAAGCCTTAATACGTTCTCTATATCTTTCATTCAAGAATGTATTATCATCTAATTCATATTGAAATGCTTTTATCGTTACATTGTCATCTTTATCGATGTAATCTGTTTTCAGCCAATGTTCTGGATGGTCTGGGTTCGTATCAACTAATACTCTTGCACCATCTCCACTACAACGAGACTTAATTTCATCGAATACAACCTTATTAGCAAGAGAACCTTCATTCACATAAGCTCCATAAGCAGTCATACCACGAATAGTATCTAAATGACTTATTTTAGAATGACCTGTGCAGCATACCAGGACTCCAAACAATTTAAAACGATTGTATTTATCCATTTGAAAGTCAATGCCGTATTTGTTCGTAAGCTCAATTAGCACGTTCTTTGCTAATGTACCTAATGAGGCACCGGCCAATATATACTGCGGTAAGTCCACACCTTCATTATCAGCAATTCTTCTTACTCGCCTTAACTCGGCAAGGAACAGATCATTGTTTAAGATTGTTTTACCAGTACGCTTTGCTCCATGTTGTATTAACATGAAGTAATCATTGTTATAAACGTAATTCAATACTTGTTGTTGTTTCTCGTTATACAGTTCATTCATACTCATTCCTTAAATGCACCTTCTAACTTATCCAAGTATTGACCAATCTTATCTTCAGCAGGATTCTCATCCTTTAATTCATTTCTAATCTTATCTATTTGAGAGTTCATCAGATTCAATTTAGCGCGTCTTTCATCATCTATATTAGCTAACTTATCAACGTCTCTAATAAGAGAAGACAACGTGCTCATCGCCCTTGACTGAGCATTTAAGAAAGTAGCGTGTTTGTCCCAAGCGAATTGAATCTCATACTCTCTTTCTCCGTATGTTTCAATCATTTCACTAGTCTTATTACCTTCTTCATCCTCATCAGTTTCAATATCATACTGCACTTTTTCTTTCTTTAGTTCCTTGGTCATATCTTCCTGATCTACTACAAACATCAATCGTTGTGCTCTGATAATAGCGGTATATTGAATCGTTATGTTTTCCCAGAGCATATCAATTGGATTCTTTTCCATAATCTCAGCAGCTAAATCAGCAACCTCTTCAGGAAAGTGTTTACGGAAGAATCCATGTGTTACAGCATTATCATTTCCTTTTGGTGGGCCATGACCAACAGCATTCTTATTCCCGTACTTAGGATTCTTGTTACCTGAATTCCCTACAGCATTCTTATTATTAATGGGTGCACCTGTTTTCTTGGTTTGGGTGCATCCTTTTTCATCGTTTGGGTGCACCCCTTTCCGATTCCAACCATGCCTTTTTCTCCAAGACTTAATTGTATTCACACTGACATCGTATTTCTCAGCCAGTTCTTTATACTTCATTCCTTGCATGTAATCTTCTTGAGCTAACTCGTGTTTTTGTTTCACTTCACATCACCCACCACCTTCTATATTAATAGGAAGTCACTTGTCCAACTCCTCCTCATGGTAATTCCTCTATAAAATAAAATGCTACTGTAACTGTTCAACTATCTCATTAAATAACCGATGCCCTTTTTCTGGATATCTTTCTAATCCACCATCAGCAAAGTATTCACCTTCGTTACTAATCATCTCAATCAGTACTTCACCGTTTTCCCAAACTTGCAACGAGAATGCTACACATGATTCGAATTCTTTTACCGCTTCTTCTCTGTCTGCAGTAGCTAACATAATATCCGTATCAGTATTGTCACACATCACAATTGTATAGATCAGCACGAAATCACCTCAAAAGAATCTTATTTTTAAAAATCCATTAGGAAAACTAATTTATGCAGGGAAATGATTAAGTTATACATATAACTTTCTTTCTAGTTTACATAATTATTGTTATACTCAGTTGTTTAAAGTTGATATCATGGGAAATCGTTGATACCACTCACTTTTCGTTACATATCATTCCATATATTTATGCATGATTTTATGCACGCCATATTTTAGCGGGTTCTCAGCACCTTATCACCGTTATTTCCTGCATAAACTTCACTTTGTTAACTATCTCTATTTTCGTTCGTTGTGTTCGTTTGTTTTGTTAAATATAGAAATGCATGACATATAAGAAAATCGTTGACAATATAAATCCAATTACTATTCCTTCAAATGGAACTTTTATCGAACCCCTCAATAACTTTTTATATGAAATATATGGGTCGTCAAATAACGCATTAATAATTAACCATATTCCGATTGGAGCTAACAGGCTTACCGAATACATAATAACTGCCGCGTATAGCAATTCCCCTCACCCCTTATCATCCCTTAACAACAAACAAGACGCCACCCAGATCACGGCAGCGCCTACGATAATTTCTATTGGTTTAATCGTTTCTCAGTAGGTAATGGCCCACTACCATTAAGCCACTCATTTATTTGTTTCTCTCTATACAACGTATCAACCGGTGTGCCATTTAAAACCCATTTAGGTTTATTAATCAACTTCCCTAATCCAGTCATAGCATCATTTAGTTTCTCAAACGCTTCTACACATTCATTAGCTGCAGCAGTCAATTCTCTAATGTTTTCATTCGCTTCTTTTGTATCAACGTCTACTTTAACTGATACGGCATTCTTTGTTTCTTCCTTATCTAGTTCTAAAACATCGATGACATATTTAACTTCTTTCCCGTTACGTTCACTGTGAATTTGTTTAACTCTTACTATCCCCATATTCACTTGACCTTGAATACTTCTTGCTAGTTCCTTTACACCACCAAATTCAAATTCTTTCATCATCATTCATCCTCCTAATCAAGTATCCATTTCATTCATAATAACGTTTAATGTGTAATTTCTATATAACAAAGAAATTTATTCTTTCTAAACTAGGAACTAACATATATATTGGCTAATCTCTAGTTTACAAAGAATAAAAAAGCCATCACCGAAGTGACAGCTTTCAAGGGGATGGGAGAAAAGAGAGAAAACAAATGGCAAAGTTTCTCTTAGATCAAGGCTGAGTACTCTCAACCTTCTCCAAATCACCGCATCAATAGTATGGCTACACGCCCTGTGTCAGTGACTGGGAGAAGAGCAAGAATATGCTCTTTTAACCTTGTTATGAAGTAAGTAACTCGAGCAATACTTACTTCTCTTCTGATTGTTCTGCACTCAGTTGTGCCGGGGAGCAAGTCCCAAAATATGAGTATCCCAGACTTACCACTGGCGACGGTATGGGCATTTACACTCTACCTTTAAAGAGACACCCCAACCTCTACTCGTATTATGAGGTATCTATAACCTCTTTCAACACACAGTCTTCTATATGATCAAAGAGAGTTATGAAAACACTCTTTTTTTATACTCCGTAGAGTCGGCTACTTAATGTCATTTTCACCAATTTCTTTTACACAATTTGATTATATCCAGAGGGAATGTGTTTATTCCGTCCCCCTTGTTTGAACCAACGCTTCTTCGGGATTGAATCCGTACTGCATTGGCTCAAACAAAGAGCGGAAGCTCTCTGCTCGTTTAATCGTTTAGAAGAAGAACCTTGACTTACATTAGTAAATGTTGTGAGTAATTACTAATAAATTAAGTTATTTCTTCTTGCTAGGAGACGTGGTCCATTCAATCGAACAGACCAACATCCCCATTTGTAAAACGATCCAGTTTTAACATAGAAATCAAGAAACCACATGACAGGAGTGGTTTTACTACCTATGAGCCTACAAACGAAAGGTGTTACGCTTATACACTCAATGAGAAGTAAAACAGCATGACGAATGCGAGTTATCTCACACCCGCCACACTGGAATATGTCATTGTTATACATCCATTGGTCTTTTCGTCTTAACGCGGGTTCGTACCGCCTTGCCCGCCCTACTATGCGGTATACGTTACCGTGAAATTCTCGCATAAGAACGTTTCACTAATAGGAGTGTTAATCCTTTGCAATAGGTTTTCTAATCCTATCCTTGTAGTTGTCAAAGAACTGTTCAAAAGCTCTTGAATGAGCTTGTACATTAAGAATATCGTTGATTTCATTATCAAAATTCCCCCTTTTTATCCCCTATTTTGTCGGGATTTTCTCGGTGTTTTCAGATTACGATAACGCTTTTGTCGTTTCCGTATCTACTGGATAATACGAATATTCCATGTTACTTAACTTCTCAAGGTTTTCTTTCATCTTTTTCGCTCTTTTTACCCGTTCTTTTTCTTGCATATATTTCAGTACCTTGAAGTTAGTTCTTTTAATACTCTTTTTAGCCCCTATACGACACCAAAAGATTGCTCTATATCTCGGCTGTTTCATTCTACCCCTCCACTTTTTATACAAATTTCAAATTTATTTTTAAATCATCCCTAAAGCCGTAGCGATCAATCGAACAGCATTCTTTTTCTTCACATAGTAAGGATCCTTCTTGATTAATAACTCATTGTAAATGTAATCGTCTGTCAATTTCTTATTACTTAAATACTTCATCTTAATGATACTTGCCTCATCCTCATCTAATCCGTAATCCAACACCCTCTCTACTTGTCTAAACTTGATTTCATTAATATGCTTCGTATCACGAATTTCGGGAAATGGGCTAACGCCTTCTCGCCTTTGTTCAGCTTTATTTTCAAGACAAACCTTTAAAGCTCTGTAATCCTTTAATATTTTCACAACTTCCTGTTGTACCTTCTTTTCTGTCTTTTTATCTAATTCTGGAAAGAATGCCAATTGCTCCATCTGTAATCCCCCTATTTCGAATTTGTCTTTTTAACATCACATAAGGTACGTGAAATTTTACTATCTCATTGTTGAATAAGGGAACGATGCTTAGTAAAGTAGCCCCCACCAATCTACTCTGCATGGTTCCG